AATGTTCTACTGTCTTCGTTTAGCCAATAATTCTTTTCGTATTCCATAAATTTTAATGTGTTTAATGTTTTAAAATAAATCGTCTTCGGTAATTGCCTTAGACTTCTTGTTGTAATCTACTGACTTCTTATAAAAGAAATCTCCCTCTTTAGTTGATAAAATCTCAACATCAAACCATAATGATTTTTCGACTTCTGTGAAATCAACATCAAATACTGGTTTCATACCAATTCTTTGTAGGGAGTTGTTAAACCTGTTTTGGATAAATTGTTTGATAGTTTCTTTTGATAAAAAATCAAGTTCTCCATTTTCAAATATCCAATCTAAAATCTTAACTTCAGCAATATATGCTTTTCTACAAGCAGAATTAATAAGTTCCTCAAATTCTTCGTCAAACCACTCTGGATTTTCTTCTCTGATAATATTGATTAGTTCTGAGCCGAAGTTTCCATGAATCTCTTCCTCTTTACTTGTTGCTTCAACTACATTTGAAATACCCTTAAATAGGTTTTTCTCCTTGTTAAATGACATCATAATAAAGAATTGACTAAATAAACTTACATGTTCTATAAATAGAGAAAATAATAGGACTGATTTAGTGTACATTTTATTGTCTCGGCTTCTTGCACCACTTAAATATTTTTTCAAGTATGCAATTCTATCTTTAATTGCAGGAATTTCGACAACGTTCTTAAATTCTTCTTCTAATCCTAAAACTCTTAATAATTGTGCGTAAGCATCTTTGTGTCTTACCTCCGATTCTGCAAATGTCATTCCAACATCTCCAATTTCAGTGATTGGCATTCTTTTATATAAATCTGCCCAAAATGTTTTTACGTTTACTTCTATTTGCGCAATTGCCAACATTGCTCGCTTAATAACCTCTCTTTCACTATCTGATACCTTTGTTTTAAAATCATCAATATCTGTTGTAAAGTTAAATTCTGTATGAATCCAGTATGCATGTCTAATAGCGTCTTTATATGCTAATAGTGATGGATAATCATACGGTAATATATTAATTCTCTGTCTAAAAATGTCTTTTTTCATAATTATTAAATCTGTATTTTGTGTAATGATTAAAAACTAAAGGTTTTTAAAGTTGTGTTATTATCGGTGTGTTAGGAACAATAAAAATTATTACCTATTGTCTTTTTAAAAAGGTCAGTGCTTTATATCCACTATTTTTAATTTTGTTTATTTCTTCAAATCCTCGCCATCTTTCAGAAGCCCAAGTGTATCTTGGATTAGTCGCTTTTCCAAATTTTAAAAGACCATCATAATCGACACCACACCAATCAACTTCTTTAGGTTGGTTTTTAAATACGTCTTGTTCTAATTGTTTTGTTCCTTGATATGCCATAATTTTAGTTCTATTTGCGTGGTTCGTGTAGGCTACTGCCCATACACCCGTCCTGATTATATATTAATATTTATTATAAACCACCCATTTTTAGCCTAAGATAATAACTTAATCTTTTTCTTTAATTCGTCGGCTTTTGTAAAATACTCGTAAGATGTTTTCTTATAATCTTTACGTTGTTCATAAAGATCTCCTAATATCTTTCTAAGAATTGAATCATCAGTGTTATATACTACACCATTAGCGCACACGATAACATTTTTATCCTCTCTTCTTTTATCTATATCAGATTTATTTACCTTTTCTATAAAGGCATCTGGAGAAATATTAAATTGTCTCATAATCGAAGGATATAGTGACGCAAAGTCAAACGCAGTTACTCCCTCATAAAATCCAACAATTGGTTCTTTTACAAATGCTCCAGCGTATTTACCATCTTTTTGGCCATCAACCCTCTCTTCACTTCCAATTCTCATTCCCTGTTCTGCCAGTTTTCTAGCCATTAATGACTCGGTTACCGACACTGGCGAACTTGCTTTATAAAGAGGCATTTTAGTTATATTTGCTAGAGTTAACAGGACTTCCATTGATTTTAACTTCTGATCAATATAGTACACTAGCACTGAATCGACTACGTTATAATATATGTATTTTGTAAAATTGTCTCTATATAGGTCTTGTAATGATCCAGTGAACTTAATTTTATTAACATTAAGAACCTGCCCAGAAACATAATCAAGTGCGTTTGATTCTTTTACCTTTACACTTCTATCATATTTATCATATAATTGCATGTAATCCAGGATTCCAATATGAAGTGGTCTACTATCTGTCGTGTCAACAGATCCAGTCATTCCAATTTCATTAATATTTATTTGAAGTCTTTTGCATCGATTTACAATATACTGCCAGTCATAGTTAATAAAATTCCAACCTGTCATCATTGGGAATTTAGGTAAGAATTTCATTAAGAATGTATAGACCATATCATATTCAGTATTAAACTTATGATATTTAAACTCCCAATCCATATCGAAATCTTTAAAATACTCATTGGTATCGTCTTGAATTTTCTTTATGTTTTTTGAATCCATGTCTTCAAGACCTAAAACAATTGCTTTATGATCTGGTGTAATAATTGAAAATGAAAGGATTCTACTTTTTGCCTCTTCTGCTTTAGGAAACCCATCAACAATCTCAGTTTCAATATCAACAAAATATGTCTTTGGTTTATTATCTGCAAATATTTCAGCCTTGTCTTTTTCAGGAAGACCATCTAAAAAGTATATTAATGAAAACTTATTAAATTTTCTTGCCCTTCCAAGTTTTACTGCGCGACCATCCCAATTTTTAAATTCTGGAGAGGCTTCTCGGTCTTTATCATTGCAAATATACCAATTTTGAAATTGTGGGATTGGATATTGTTTAAAAGCAACATCACCATTCTCATTATAATAAGAAATGATGATGTCTTTATCTCTTTGTTCTACGTCTAATATCATTAATAGTTATTTTTGAAGTGCATGTTAGTTATACATTACATTAGTTAATTGTTTACCCTTTTTCCAAATAAAACCTCTATATTCTCCATCTTTATTTTTACTTCTACCATTGACTACATGGTTAATCATCTGTGCACTAATACCCAAGGTTTCTTGAATTTCCTTTCTGTTATTCCATGTGTGTAAAAGATTACCCTCTAAGTCATATTGCTCTATTTGTTTACTTATAATTACTTTATGATTTGAAGGATTCTTTTGTTTCCCTGTTTTCTTATAAGTCCTTTTTTTAATGGGAATTAATTCATTGGGGGAATCAGTAAAAGACCATCTAAATCCGGCAGCGTAGTTTCTATTACCAGTTGCTGCGGAATGTATATTTCCAATAGAAGAATAATTTAATGCCTCCTTTGCACTATACACTGATTGAAATGATTGTAAATATTCTCCATCTTTAGTAAACATATAAACTTCTTTTCTACCCTTTCTCTCCTTAGATATTAGTGAATTTTTTGGGATAAATTTATAATTTCTTAGAGATGTTTTATCTTTATATTTTAATGAATGAAATTGATTTGATTCTTTTAATTTTGGTAAATTATTTCTAATAATTTCAAAAGAGTTAGATACTTCTTCAGTTAGTATTTTATCTCTATTTTCAAAATATTCTTTTTGAATCTTTTTTCTCAACTCAATTCCTTCTTCATATCTACCAGATCTCATATACCATACTAATCTATCTTGATCTTTTTGATATAGCTTCCACAATAGCCAATGCGCTATTTTATGTTGTCTTACATCAAGTTCAATTAAATTTTCAATATCATTAGATCCACCGAAATGCTTTGGAATTATGTGATGGATTTCAGTGTATTTTGATCTGATCGGGTATTTACCTAAACATAGGTTTTCATAAATTATAGAATACATGTAACTTAAAGATATTTTTATTTTATTATATATCCCTAAGTTACATGAAAATTTCTATATTTTAATTAATATCCATCTGTTTGTCTTTGCACGTTGGCCTCAGCTTTTGCAAAGTAGTAATTATAAGCTGTTTTTGCATCTAATCCTATTGAAGCAGCATAATTAATAAGGAAGTGCAGAATATCTACCCATTCCATATACAATTCTTTTTTGTCTCCTTCGGACATGTCAGAAATCTTTAATGTATCGTATTTTGCAAAGTCTTTTTTCCAGTACTTCCAGACTGCATTTCCACTACCATCTTTAATACCTCCTAGTGCATCGGTCATTTCATGAATCTCATCGACAACTGCATGTGTGTTAACATGCCAGAAATCCATAATTTCTCTAATTGTCATGTCTTCAAATTTAAAACCATAAGTCTGCTCTTGCATTTTCTTTTGGTTTTCCATTATATCTGCTAAGTGTGTGCTTGATCGATCATAGAAGTCTTTTACTTCTAAGTCTTTACATTCATTGTCTATGTTTGCCATAATTTTTTATTTAGTAGTTATATTAAAAAAGCGCATTTTGTTCATAATTATTATTAAAAAAATATTCCATAATTCCTCCATCCGCTCTTGCAACTTTTCTTTTATTGATTAGACTTCTATTATCACTTAACCTGGTGTAAACTCCAAACTGACAAAGCCCAACTTCACAGCCATAAGTTTTAAGTTCATTTTGTTCATCTTCAAATATCTTAGTTCCTTTAACTGTCATATTCCATTCATTTTTATTAAGTGGAATATCACCAATCAAGTCTTTATAATTTTCTCGGAACCAAATAACTCTATCACCATGCGGAATTCCACAATCTGGTGGAAATAACATATCAAGTGTTAGTCTTGCACCAGGACCAGGAACACAAAATCTTTCATCATGATTGATATTAATATTAGGATTAACTGAATTAGAAGTAGAACAGTGGTACCCATAATATGAACCGACGCCTTCAATTTCAGTAAGTATATTATACATCTCTTGTAGCGAATTTACACCTGCCATTCTTTTAGTAATTCCTCGTGGTATAAAACCAGCAACCCATAATAATATGTTTATCTTATCTGCGTTTCTGTCAGTGTTTCTAGTTTCTGCCACCCAAGTATTTGAAGCACCATATAAACTTGTTCTAAGTTCTGTAGTTCCGTACACACCTAATCCTAAAGAAAGAGCATCATCAATGTTTTTTCTAATAGTCATTTCATACTCTTTATCAATAAGAAGTCTTTCAAAATCTACAAGTGCAGTCTCTGGGTTAGGATCTCTTGTTAATATTTGATGTATACCTCTACCTCCATAAAAGTGAGAAATTATAGTGTTACAAATAATATTGTCCATGGACATATCTGAAAGAACTATGTTCTGCATGATATATCTCATCCTATCATCATATAAAATGTGGGGGTGAAAATACTCGACTGTTTCGCCAAGTGCTTCATCACCTCCACTATCATAAGAATCTCTATAACCATAAGTTAATTCAGATCTTTCGTTGACTTTATTGAAAAAATATCCAATTCTGTCTACTACGGACATATTAACTAAGGCTTTCATATTTTGTGCCATATTTTTATTTAAAATTTTATTGATAGAATAGACAGTCATAACCGCCTACGCTTTGAAAAATAATTATTTCTCCAATTTCATTATGATTATACGCATCAGTAAGTCTTTGAACTGCGCCCTGTGCCTGCTCATGATTTCCATGAATTTCTATAAACAATATACTTGGCTTATACGCTATAATATTTTCAATTATACCAAACTCAGCACCTTCAATATCTACTTTTACAATATCTGGTTTCGTTTCTTCAAGCAGCGTATCGATATGATAATTTTTAACTTCATCATATTCAGTAAAAGTACCGCTTCTCTTAATTATTGAAGTTGAGCTATGATTACTTTTTGCATTTGATTTATAGATCTTAAGAGTATCTTCATGTTGGTCAGACGCAGTTGCAAAAATTATCTTAGATCTTAGATTCGATTGAAAATTTGTAGACGCTATTGAGTAATTTCTAGGATCGCACTCAACGCCATATACAAATTTGGCTCCATGTTCAAGCGCTATTTTTACAAATGATCCAATATTAGTCCCCAAATCGAGACATACCTTATCTTGATAATCTACACTATCTTTAATATAATTAATGATAGACTCTTTTATCATGTCTTTGTCTACTCGTTCTACCGCATTTAATTCAGTAACATATCTATTCTTTAGATCTCTTACCTCTTTTTGTGTTAATCTTGACATTTTATTTTTCTACTAATTCTGAAACAATATGAACTACTGGTAGTTCTGGATGAGACTCTTTAATTAGTCCCAGTTGAATCGGGTCATCTTCGAAAAATCGAACAATATTTATACCTTCGTCTTTTAATCGTGCAATCGTGGTTGCTTTATGTTTACCTGAGAATGTCCTAGCCTCAACAGTATGGTCTCCTCTTTCTGCAAGAGTCATTGGATTAAAATAAACCTTGCATTTAATGCCTCGTTCTTTAAGTATATCTTTGACATGCTTTTGTTCATCAATACATCTTCCGGTTATAATAATATCTTTATTGGATCTTGGTGTAATTCCGATAGAAATTACTCCATCGAAATCATATGCGAAAACATCAGGTTCAGGTAAAATCTTGTACATTGTTCTTAGAATATTTAATGGTATTGTATACATCTCTTTCTGTAGTGAAAAAAAGAGAGCCTAAGCTCTCTTTCTTGGATTAATAAATTGTTAAAGAGCTTTAGCTGCAACAACTAATTGCTTTCTTGTAGAATCTGTTAAGCGTCTTGCAGCCAATTCAGTACACTCATAAACAGCATCAGCAAACATCATTTGATCTGGTGGAGTTTTTTGTGTAAATGCTGAAGGACCTCTTAAGGCTCCTACAACTCCCAATTCTCTTGCTACTTTTAAGTAACGAATCGCGTCGATTACAACTCCTGCAGAGTTTGGACTGTCTTGTACACTTAACTGGGCATCTAATAATACAGGTGCTCCTCCAAATCCTTCAAGTTCTAAACGGAAGTTTGCAACTTTGTTATCACCATAGAATGGGATATATTCAGAAGGACCTGCATGTAAGAATGAATCTTCAGTTGAGATTCCACGAATTTCATTTTGAGCACGGATTACGTTCTCTTTAGAAACTTTCTTAGAAGCCAATCTTGATTTGTCTTCCATATTCAAGAAGTCAGTGTTACCTCCAACATTTCTTTGAATATGTGCTTTTACATGGTGACCTCTTTCGAATGCAAGCTCTTGCAACATTTGAGAAAGAATAGATGCACCAAACTGTGAACGCATATCATCTCCAATCAATGGAATACCAGCTTCAATAAATCTCTTTTCCCAAGCTGGATCAGATGCAATAAATACAGGAATACAGTTTACAAAAGAAATTCCAGTTTCTAGACAAATTTCAGCCCAAAATTCCGTAGTCTTTTGAGAACCTACTGGTAAGTAGTTAACCAATACTTCTACATTATGTTCCTTTAATTTTTCAATAATTGAATCCTTCCACTCACGAATTTTACGTGGAGATAGAGAAGTTCTGTTACGGTCAGTTGTATTTCTTAAAGTCTCATCAACTAAGAAACGGTTTGCTTCTGGATAATTATCCATAAGCGCAGCGTAACCATCAATTACAGGTGCTTCATAAACTGGTGCTGTTGATTCGATAGTTTCAACAATATCCCATGCACTGTTAGGTCTTTGTTTTAGGGCAACGCCTAACGTTTGATTAACTTTACGCTCGTCAATTTCAAATGCCGCAACGAAGTTAATATTTTCAGCCTTATAGCCTCCAATATCTGATTTCATCATTCCAGTAATATTGTTCGGATTATTAGTATAGTATTGGACACCTTCTACTAATGATTTAGCACAGTTTCCTGCTCCGATAATTGCTACGTTAATTTTACTCATAATTTTTAAAATTTAATTTTATAGTTGTTATACTTTTGTTTTTAAAAAAGTTTCAAAAAAGTGAATTAATTACTTTATTGAGTGACTTATTTTTTTCGAGTGTAATAAAATCGTACTGATAATAAGATCTTGATAGATGAACAGAACCTGGTTTTTCCATATAAGTATCCGCGAAATACTTAGGATCTGTACTATACCAATCACTTGGCCATTCGATTACATTCATATTATATATAGCCGAGAGATTGCTTAGCTCTTCATTAAATATCTGCATTAATTGAGTTCTTTCACGCTGTGAACCAATGAATGGTGTTCCTTTATACCATCCAGTCTTTGGAATTCTGCGCTCTTCAAATTCAATTGGAAGTAATTTAACAACTGAAATCTTTTCAATATTAAGAGACTTTAAATGTTCAAAATAATCCTCTACTAATTTTTTAGTAGCATCAACTGGTTTTTCTTGGCGGCATAAATGATGTCTAATATCTATGTTTCCAAAATAAGTAATTAGGTGCTTGGTTCCTTCGGGAATATAATTCGACATTCCCTCTTTCATTACACCAAATAAGGTTTTACCGTCGTTTCTGCTAATGTTAGAACCTGGATGCCAAACTGAAATTGAGTGAGAATCTCCAAGAACAAAAGTATCTGATTTTAGGGTTAAATTTACAGTTTGAATGTGCTTGCATTTTTCTGTAAGAGCTTCAACATCTAATTTAGCCCATAAAGGGGAACATGACTTCATTCTACTTTGAGCAAATGCTCCAACATCTGGCATTTCTCGATTAATACAAAAGACCTCACCTTGAAAATCTAATAGTCTCTGTATTCTCAAGGCTGGTTCATCAGTTGCACCTCCAAAAAGATTATAAGACCCTTGAAATTCCATTGGAAGAGCAACAAGCCATACATCATATTGATGGATATCACTTGATTTATCAAGAACTTCTGCATCAATTCCAATACTTTTTAATTGTGCTGCTAAAAGATAGGCCCATGCACTTTTATGGCTAGCCTCTTTTGAAGAATAAGTAGTAACTACATCATCAATTGCAATTCTTTTGGCAGGACACATAGTATCGTCTTTTAGGACATCTAGTATCTCGTAAATACTAACCATTGTTTATTGTTTGTTCATTAACGTAGTTTTCTAAACCCTGGATATATGCAACTGCATCTAATAGGTTATCACGCTTGTGGTTATAACTTTCTCTAGAGAATTTAAGAGCAACAAGCGCTTTAAACATATGTTCCCCAGTAACTTCGATTCCAGTCATACCTTGAAATATCATAGCAGCTCTATCCATGCCTTCTGAAAATGGACCATAATTACGATCTGCCTCTTCAGATCTATGATTGACAATTTGATTTGCCTCTTCTAAAATATTCATATAAATTTATTTTGTAAGTATTATACTTTATTTATCGATTTTGTTTTTTATGGTGTTTAGTGTATTTTTAGAATACTTGGGTTTCAGATTGTGGGTATTTTTTACAGATATCGAATATTCTCATGATTCTTGAGCATAATTCAGTTGGTAGTTCTAAAGCTAATAATTGTAAATCATCATATAAATAACCATCAAATAATCCATATAACATATTTTGTATTCTTTCTAAAATTCCATCGTCAACTGAATCTATATCTGAAACCATCCTAATAAGTTTCATAATTTCACTTCTTGTTTCACTATTCATGTTTTCGTGTCTATTAAATCTTGTGTGATTCATAATGTATGTTTTAATTTGTTATATGTAAATATAAACAATTTATATGAAACCTGAAAACTGGAAATGTTAAAGTTTTGTTAAAGTTATTAATAATTTTAATATCTAATATGTTTATGAAGGCATTGAATCATTCCACCTCAACATATAATCATACCATTTTATAGTTTTAGTGTCTTTGTATTGATTTTCTATTGGGGTTATCTTAATGTGCTTTAGATACAAACAAGCAACACTTATTAAAACTATTAAAGCCAGTATTAATTTTATTTTTTTCATAATATTATTATTTATAAATTTAGTTTATTATAAATTTATTAGTTTTAAATTAATTCTAGTCCAAAATAGATGTGCAATGGTCTCTAGTTCATTAGAATCTACATCATCTTCGAGTGCAGCTACTATAATAAAATTATCTACCATTCTTTTAGCAGCTTCAACATGTTCAATTGTTTGACATGAACTAATAGTCTTATCAATTTTTTCATAGGCTTTACTAACCCACTCTTTAAAGTCATTTGGTCGTGCTAAATACATCATGTTTATTATATCTTAAAACCTAATATTGTTTCAAAAAGAAAGGGCTTAGATTTCTCTAAGCCCTTAATTTAATTCGATGATACTCAAATTATTAATATTCAAATGGAGGTGTTCCATAATCTGCACGCTTTACAGCGTACCATGTTCCCTTATCTTTAAAATACCACCATTTGTCGGATTCAATAATCCATATTTCTCCTTTAGGTGATACCTTTTTAAAACCACCTCTTGTAAAGTATTTTGTAACTGGAACACCGTCATCCCATGTTTTAGTAGTAGATTGAGCTTTCATTGAAGTTCCATCAAATGTTGCTAAATAAATTTCAGCGTCTTTACCTTCTGATTTTTCATCTTCGGCAAATTGAACTAATGATGCAGGTTTTTCAGCCGCCTCATTCACTGTGGAATTCATTTCATTTACAAATTCTTCAAAAGTTTTAGTTTTCATAATTCTTTGTCTTTTCTTTTTCTTTTTCTTATACTCTTCTTCAGCACTTCCAGTTCCTGATAAAATATCTCCAGATCCAACTTCAGTTCCATTTGGAAGGAAATTTGCTCCCATACCTCCAAGATTTCCAAGTGCTATGTTTTCATCAGCTCTAGATCTTAAATCATTGTGTTTTGTCGATGCAAAATCTTTAAGTTGTTTTAATGTCATTGAATCTGCAAGTTGTTTAATATCTGGTGTTACTTCATTTGGGGCTAACTCACCTTTTTTATAAGCGTAAGCCATCCCCATTAGTCTTTGTTGTGCTTTAGAAGTACTTGGCATATTAAAGTCCCAGGTGTTTAGCAGCTGCGTCTTTTAATTCTTCGTAAGTGTATTTACCACTTAATGCGTCAGCAAGGATAGTTCCTCCGTTTTTACCTTTAGCATAAAGAGATACGTGGTCAAATCCTAACCAATCTCCACTACCGAATTCGTCTTTAGGGTTTAAACCTAAATCTAAAGATAGAGTTTTAGAAAGAGATTGTCTTCCTAAAAATTGATCGTTATAACCTAGTTTACCAGCTTTAATATATGCTGATGCGTTTACCGCTTCGTTTAATTCTGAAGAAAAATCTTCGTAAAGTTTAATATGTCTCATTTTATTAAATTATTTTTGTTGTTCTATATATCTATCCTACCAAGCGTAACTAAATGTTTCAATTTGCTTAATTCTATCAGTAATACTTTTTGCATAGTTTTTAACCTCTCTTGCATAGTAATCTCCACCATACCCTGATTTCTTTTCTTCCTCAGCTTGATTAGTGTAGCTTACGTAT